TGATGATAAGGAATATTACAGGGTCGCTGATGTCATTTGTGATTTAAGACATTACTGCAATTATTATAAAGTAGATTTTGAAGGCGATGAAGTTACTTGGGATAATGAGATGAGAGTTGCAGATTTGCATTATAGTAGAGAAATAGTTGAGGATATATAATAAATGACACCATTACAAGAAGCAAAAAAAATAATAGTTAGTCTGGGCAAGACAACGAAGATGCCTTGTCCCAGTTATAATACACCTGCGTCCAAGTGCAACGTGGGTGGCGTGTTACGTCAGATAAAAGGTTCCGTTTGCAATGGTTGTTACACCTTCAAGGGTAACTATGTTTATGATAGCGTACAACAAGGATTACTGAAAAGATTTCATGCGTTCAAGCATCCACGATATGTGGAAGCCATGTCCTATATGATTAACAGATACTGTACTACGCATTTCAGGTGGTTTGACAGTGGTGATTTATATGATATGAAAATGCTCGAAAAGATAGTGATGGTATGTCAACAGACACCAAAGATAAAGCATTGGCTGCCCACACGTGAGACCAGAATAGTAAAAGATTATTTAAAAATATATAAAGAGTTTCCTAAGAATATGGTGGTTAGAATTTCTGCACCATTAATTGATGGAAAGCCTTTGAAGTCATTTCGGTGGACTTCAACTGTGCATCATTACAAGAAACCGATTGGTCATGACTGCCCATCACGATTTCAAGACAATAAGTGTCAAAGTTGCAGGGCATGTTGGGATAGACGAAGAAAAAACATATCCTATCATAAACATTAAGGAGCAGTATGAATTTAAGAAAAATATTGAGAGTTCAACAGGCGTTACTGGACGAAAATGACAGGGCGTTTCCTGCTGACATGCACGAGGAAGAATTAAAGAATATCATGTATTATTCTGAATCAGCAGAAAAAGAAATATGCATTCTGGACATGGATATAGTTCATTTTGTCAGAACTTTCATAAAAATTAAGGAGAATAGGATTGATGAATCCCAGTCAAAGGTCATGAAAAAACTTAAACAGTTTGTCCATAAACTTGACTTGGGTCTTGCTTAATGGTATACTGATAATAATAAGGGAAACCTTATTATTTACTTTAAACAGGGTTGGTAAGGAGAGTCTCTAGAGTAAACAAGCTGAGACTAAATAATAAATATGATAAAATCCCAGACCCCAACTGAAAACAAAAAAGCTGTTTAGAGTTTTTATAGCAACTAGAACATAGCTTTAATAATTAGGTTCTCTAGTTTGCTGTAAAATACGGCAGGGGGTAGTGCCAAGGGATTGTGTTTGATGAACTCTCATCGGTAGGTATTTAAGCATAATACTGCGTCTCTCTTTATGAGTGTACATTCACGAGTGAGGAATATTACACAAAGTAATCAAGAGTTCCCAAACTACCCTAACATAAATAAGAAAGGGGATTAATTATGTATGTTGATAAATATTCTGTTCAAGAAATTGGTACGAAATATTCCAATAAGGGCAGGGAAAAACACAATCAAATACTGACTGAATTAAAATCAGAGGATGGTATTCAGTTAAGACAATTGTCAAGAATGGTAGAAGATTTTGAAGATAACTTAATTCACTATGGAAATTGTGAAGTTATTGTAAGGTTTACAAAAAATAATTCTTGACTTTTGTTGTCAAGTGTGATATAATATAACTATAACTAAAAGGAGAAAATTATGCCAACAGTAGAAGGAAAAGCTTATTGGGCGAGTATTACTAGACCCAACACAACCTTTGACCCAGTCTATCAAATTGATGTGGCAGTTGATGATATAACTGCTAAAGATTTTGCTAGTCGAGGAGTGACAGTAAAGGAAGACGAAAGAGGTAAGGTTTTAAAGTTCAAAAGAAAAGTCGCAAGACAAGACGGAACAGCAAATCCTATGCCAAGACTTGTTGACGCAAAGAAAAATCCTATTGATGTATTAGTAGGTAATGGTTCGCAAGTTAAAGTTCTTTACAAAGAGTTCGAATGGACTTTTGCCGGTAAGAGTGGCAGGAGTTTAGACCTACAAGCAGTACAAGTCATTGACCTAATTCCATATGGAGAGGACTTTGACATAGCAGAGGGTTATGTTGCCGAGAATGGCAAAGGTACAGACGAATTTTAAAACTGTATGAAAGGGCGATACAACATGGAAGACAAATCAAATTTTGTAGAATACCATGTTCCTTGTGATAGTTGTGGAAGTAGTGACGCAAGAAGTATAAATGATGATGGCAGTAGCTATTGTTTTGCTTGTGAAAACTACTTCCCACCGGATAGTGAGGACATAATAATTAATAAAAAAAGAGAGGGCGAACCAATGCAGGTAGCACAACAACAACAGAATGTTTCAGACTTTGGTTATCACACCGGAGTATCTTCTGCCATATCAGACAGAGGAATTAATGAAGATGCTTGTAAAACTTTTGGTGTCAAGATTATTCGTGACAGCAATGGAGTAATACAAAAACATATCTATCCCTACTATGATGAGAGGGGTACAATGATAGGTACAAAAACAAGGTATGTATCAACCAAACAATTTTCCATTGTCGGTTCAACAACTAATGCAGGATTATTCGGTCAACAATTATTCAATGGTGGCAAGTATGTAACGATAACAGAGGGAGAGGTAGACGCATTAAGCGTGTATCAAATGCTCGGAAATAAATATCCGGTTGTCAGCATTAAGAATGGTGTTGCATCATCCATAAAAGATATTAAGAAAAGTTATACTTGGCTTGATAAGTTTGATAACATTGTAATTAATTTTGATAATGATGATATCGGAAGAGAAGCAAGTAAAAAGGTAGCGGAATTATTTAGTCCGGCAAAGGCAAAGATAGTTAAACTTCCGGAAGAATACAAAGACGCAAACGATATGCTTCGTGATAAGAAGTATGAGAAGTATACGAAATGTTGGTGGAACGCACCGGTTCATGCTCCGGATGGAATTATAAAAGGTTCGTCACTACTTGATGAGGTGTTAGAACCGGTAGTTAAATCAACAACTGACTATGGTTGGAAAGGTTTGGATGAATTAACATATGGTATTCGTAGTGGGGAATTAGTAACCTTTACTGCCGGTACTGGATTAGGAAAGACATCTGTTATAAAAGAATTAGTCTATCATATCTTTAAAACAACTGATAAAAATATAGGCATGATTATGCTAGAGGAAAGTCCGAAGATAACAGCACTTGACATTATGGGTGTTGAAGCGAACCTTCCTTTAAGAAGACCGGACATTGTTTTAAGTAAGGAAGACAAGATAGAATACTTTAACAAGACCATTGGTTCTGATAGGTTTTATTTCTATAATCATTTTGGTTCTAACTCCGTTGATAATATTATATCAAGGGTTAGGTACATGGCAAAGGCATTGGATTGTAAGTTCATTATGCTTGACCATATCAGTATGGTTGTATCATCACAAGAATATGGGGATGAACGAAAAGGACTTGATGAAATCATGACAAAGCTTCGTACACTTGTGCAAGAAACGGATATGGCTTTGATGATTGTCTCTCATCTAAAGAGACCGGATGGAAAAGGACATGAAGAGGGGGCAGTTACATCCTTATCTCAACTTCGAGGTAGTGGTTCTATTGCTCAACTGTCCGATATGGTCATAGGATTAGAGAGAGACGCACAGAATGATGATGAAGTTATTCGCAATACAACATCATTAAGGGTGTTAAAGAATAGATTTGTGGGTATGACCGGACCTGCTACTTATTTATTTTATGATAAGGACACCGGTAGACTACACGAAACAGAAAAACCTTCAGACAATGAGAATGCAGACGATAAATTTTAATAGGGTAAAACAACAATGGCAAAATTATTTCTCGACATTGAGACCACTTTATTTAATGGTACATTACCTAATAAGATTTGGTGCTTGGTTACTATTTGTGACAAGGGCAATATTGTACATTATACTTCGGATGATATCCATAAATTTCAGAATGTTGCGGTTAATTATTCGGAATTTATTGGACACAACATCATAGGTTTTGATGCACCGGTTATTAAGAATGTACTTGGAGTTGACTTATTTAAGATTGGAAAGGTTACTGATACAATAATCTTATCGAGATTATTTAATCCGGTAAGGGAAGGGGGTCATAGTTTAAAAGCGTTTGGTTTAAAGTTTGGGTATAAAAAATTTGACTTTAATGACTTTACAAAGTTCAGTCAAGAAATGTTAAAGTATTGCATTCGTGATGTCAAGTTATTAATACAAGTTTATACCTTACTCAACAGACAAGGAGTTAATTTTTCAAAAGAGTCTATTGAATTGGAACATGATGTTGCAAAAATAATTACACAACAAGTTTCAAATGGATTCTTACTTGACCAAGAAAAAGCACACTTACTTTTAGCAAGACTTCAACAGAGAGTAGATGAAGTACAAACAAGAGTAAGGGAAACATTTATTCCTTTAAAGATTGAGACAACATTTACACCAAAGGTAAACAACAAGGCGAGAGGGTATGTAAAAGGAATACCTTTTACTAAAGTTAAATATCAAGAATTTAATCTTGGTTCAAGACAACAGATAGGAGAGAGATTAATTAATCTTGGATGGAAACCAAAGAAGTGTACTGATAAAGGTCATGTCATTGTAGATGAAAAAGTTCTGTCAGAGATTAAGGACATACCGGAAGCCGAATTAATTAAAGAGTTTCTTTTACTGCAAAAAAGAGTGGCTATGATAGAGTCATGGATTAAAGCGGTAAGGGAAGATGGGAGAGTGCATGGTAAAGTTATTACAAATGGTGCTATAACTTCCAGAATGAGTCATTCTTCGCCCAATATGGCTCAAGTTCCTGCTGTGTACTCTCCTTATGGAAAAGATTGCAGGGAATTATGGGTAGTTCCTAGTGGCTACAAATTAGTGGGAGTAGATGCTAGTGGACTTGAGTTAAGAATATTATCCCACTATATGAATGATAAGGAGTATATTAATGAAGTCATTAATGGAGATATACACAGTACAAATCAAACTCTTGCAGGGTTGGAAACAAGAGATATCGCAAAGACATTTATCTATGCGTTCATTTATGGAGCAGGTAACAAAAAGCTCGGAACTATCTGCGGAAGGTCTGAAAGTTATGGAAGAGAGATTAAAAATAGATTTCTCAAACGCCTTCCAAGTCTTGCAAAACTTAGAACAAGAGTGGACAAAGCTGTTAAAAAGGGTTGGCTCAAAGGACTCGACCAAAGAAAGCTCATCATCCGGCAAAAGCACTCCGCATTAAACACTTTGATTCAAGGTGGGGGTGCGATAGCCATGAAGAAAGCACTTGTTATTTTATCTGATTATATTTCACAATATAAAATAGATGCTATACCGGTGGTGAATGTGCATGATGAATTTCAATATCAAGTCAAGGAAGAACAAGCTGATAGGTTTGGTACACTAGCAGTTAAATCAATCGTGGATGCCGGAGAACAATTAGGTCTTCGCTGTTCACTTAATGGGGAGTATAAAATTGGAAACAACTGGAAAGAAACGCATTAGTAAAAGTTTAGATACTTTAGTTCCGGATATAAATAAGTTGCTTGTCAATCTTACTTATAAAAAGAAAATACCGGTTACAGAAGAACAGATATCTAGGTTTTTAAATAATATAAAAGAAGTTATACAAGACTTTACAAGTCCAATGAAGGCAGACAAAGGTGTTTTAAGAATGTCTATACTTGGAAGACCGGCAAGACAATTATGGTATGATAGAAACAGACCATTTAAAAAATCTGTACCAGACCCTGCCTTGCAATTAAAATTTTTAAACGGACATATCATGGAACATTTAATTTTATTTCTTGCGGAATTAGCAGGACATAAGGTGACTGACCAACAAAAGAAAGTAACTGTTGATGGTATTGTAGGTCACATGGACAGTAAAATTGATGGAGAAGTTGTTGATGTTAAGACTGCTTCCTCTCATGGCTTTAGAAAATTTAAGGATGGTACACTCTATGAGGATGACCCATTTGGTTATGTGGCACAGCTATCCGGCTATGAAGAAAATGAACCAACAAACAAGGGCGGATTTCTTGCTCTTAATAAAGCAACCGGAGAGTTAGCTTTGTTCAGACCGGATGATTTAATGAAACCCAATGTCTCTGTTCTTATAAAAGATGTGAAAGAAAAACTGGCAAAGGATACACCACCGGATAAATGTTATGAACCGATACCTCATGAGAAAGGTGGTAACATGAAATTGCCTATGGGTTGTTTCTTTTGTAATCACAAGGTTGAATGTCATGCTGACACGAATGAAGGAAAAGGTTTGCGATTGTTTCAATATGCAAAGAGCAAAGTTTATATGACAAAGGTTATGAAAGAACCAAAGGTTGAAGAATTAGAAATAAAATGAAAAAAATAATTTTATTATTATTCTTATCGTGGTGTGTGTTATGGTGTATGCTTTTCTTAAATGGTTGTGCATTCATGGTTGCAAAAGAAACAGCAAAGGTTGTTAATATCGTTACAGAGACAGATAAAAATCCTAATAAGAAAGAAAAGATTTTAAAGAATAAAGAAAAGAAAAAGAAATCAC